CTAATCGAGAAGCGCGTCCACGAAGACCGGATCCCTTACGACATCTGGATCAAAAACGGATGGATGCGGACAAGTGGAGAGATTCGCGTCGACTACAGAGATATATCTGCATGGTTTCGTGAGATGCAGGAGAAGCACGATATCTTCCTGTTCTCGGCCGGTTACGATCCGTGGAACAGCCAGTACCTCGTCGACGACCTGAAAGCAAATTTCGGGAAGAATACGTTCGTTCCAGTCCAGCAGCTGAAGAAGACGATGAGTATCCCGATGAAGGTGCTCAGATCCGAGCTCGGCGCGCACAAAGTGAACTACAACAACAACCCGATCCTGCGATGGTGTCTGACAAACAGCTGCATCGACGTAGATAAAAATGACAATATCCAACTGTGCAAAACAGGAAACGCAAAACGACGCATCGACGGGGTGGCAGCCCTGATCGATGCGTTTGTCGTTTACCAGAACAACTACGAGAGCTACATCAATCTCGTGAGGAGGTGATTTAAATAGGACTTTGGAACAAGCTGTTCGGGAAGAATCCGAACACGGGAGAAAAGCTGAATCAATACTACGAATCCCTCACGGGATATACACCGACATTCACAAGCTTCTCAGGCGGTCTTTACGAGATGGAGATCACGCGTTCTGCGATCCATTCGTTTGCTACGCACTGCAGCAAGCTGACTCCGGCCGTATCGGGAGCTGCGAAGCCGTGGCTGAACAACATCCTGCAGTACCGGCCGAACGCTTTTATGGACACAAGTAAATTTATCTACAGGGTCGCGACGATCTTGTCGGTCGATACGACGGCGTTCATCGTTCCGATCTTCGACGACTATTTTTCGCGCGTCGTCGGAATTTATCCGCTTCCGCCAAGCTCCTGTGAGCTGGTCGAAGACACGGACGGATCCCTGTGGATCCGGTACACATTCTCGACCGGCAAGAGAGTCGCGGTGCGGTACGAAGACGTCGGGGTGCTCACGACACACCAGTATAACGACGAATTTTTCGGATCGGGAAATGGATGCATGAAGCCGACACTTCAGTTGGTCGATTTGCAGAACCAGGGCGTCCAGGACGCGATCAAGTCCTCCGCTTCGATCCGGTTTCTGGCGCGACTCGAGAATGTTGTCCGCCCGGACGACCTCGAAAAAGAGCGGAGAGAATTCGTAAAGATGAACCTGTCGAAGTCGAACGACTCCGGCGTGCTCATCGTCGACAACAAATACAGCGAGGTCAAACAGCTGATCTCGAAACCGTACGTCTGCGATTCATCTCAGATGAACGTGATTCAGACGAACGTTTATAACTACTTCGGAACGAATGAAGCGATTCTGCAGAACAGCTTCGACGAATCGCAGTGGAATGCCTACTACGAGGGCAAGATCGAGCCGTTCGCGTTACAACTCTCCCTCGTCCTGACGAACATGCTATTTACGGATCGGGAAATCACAGCCGGAAACGTAGTCACGTTCACATCGAACCGGATGCAGTACGCCAGCAATCAAACAAAGTTAGATGTCAGCACGCAGATGTTCGACCGCGGTCTCTTGCGGGTCGATGACGTGATGGATATTTGGAATCTTCCGCGGCTTGGAGGAGACGCCGGGAACGCGCGCTATATTCGCCTGGAATACACAAACATTGGAGATTCCGGCGTCGTAACGCCGAACGAGCCGAACTATCAGGAGCCTGTTCAGACACAGGAACCTGCGGCGCGCTCGAAAGACACCACACGGAAGCCGAAGGCGGTCGTCGTCCACGGAGCTCCGTGCTCCGGGAAGTCTACTTATGTCCGGGCGCATATCGGAGAGAACGACGTCGAATACGACTACGACCGACTGCTCGAGGCCATGACAGACCGGACGACGCACAGCACGAAACAGCACGCAGGACACAACATCACAGTCAAGATGCGGACGTTTATTATCAACCGCGCAAAAGAAGAACCGGCCGTTTCGAAAACATGGATAATTGCACGCGACTACAATGACTACCTGAAAGAGATCCTTGACGGGTTTGAGGTCGAAGACGTTCAGATCCGGGCAGCAGAGGAACAGTGCCTTGCCAATCTCGCAGGAGACGACAGCAGGCCAGACAAGAAAGCATGGGAAGACGTGATTCATGCGTATTTCCAAGAAAGCGGAAAACTTTGAGCAAAGAACTAAACGAACGAATCAAGAAGGGGCGCGAATACCGCGCTGTTGTCAATATCGCGCCATCGCAGGATGAAAACTCGTATGTGGTCGAAGGCTACGCAACGACATGGGAATGCTATGAGCTTTACAACGATGGAGAATACAGAATTCTTGAGCAGATTCTACCGACCGCCCTGAACGGGGCGGATTTATCAGATGTTATTCTTCGTTTTGATCACGCGGGCCCGGTATTTGCAAGAACGAGCAACGGGACGCTTCGGATCTCGACAGACGGACATGGTATCCCGATCTGGGCCGATCTGAGCAGAACCGAACGCGCGCGCCAGATGCACGAAGAAATCAAGACGGGCATGATCACAAAGATGAGCTGGGCGTTTACGGTAACGGACGACAGCTGGCTCGAAGAAAACGGGCAGTCTACACGGACGATAAAACAGATCGGAAAAGTCTTCGATGTTGCACCGGTTTCCATACCGGCAAACGACGGGACTGAGATAAGCGCCAGATGCCTTGCGGACGGAGTGATCCGCCGGCACGATGCGGAGGAGGTTCGCAGGGAGCTTGATTTAAGTATGGCAAAAATTGAATTCATACAAAACGAAAGGTAAAACTACATGAATCTTGAAGCAATGCTCGCTCGCATGAAAGAACTGCGTGCTGAGCTCGACAACGAAGGCATCACGGCGGAACGAATCGAAGAAATCAGGGAAGAACGTGCGTCTTTAGAAGCACAGATCGCGGAAGAACGCGCACGTATTGACGCGCGTCAGGCAGAAATCGACCACATCAACAGCCTTGGACAGAGCCATGTGATCACACCGGTCGCTCAGGCGAGAGCAGCGGAAGTAGTCGAAGAAGATCCGCTCGATACGATCCAGTACAGAACGGCTTTCAAGGAATACGTCCTGCACAACACGCCGATTCCGGCAGAACTCAGAGCAAACGCGAGCGCCAGCACAACCGACGGTTCCGACACGAAGAAGACGACGCTCTCGTACCTCTCGTTCAGCTATCACAAGCTCAGATGCGCGGTCGCTGTTACGCTCGAAGTCGATACGATGGCGCTGGCAGTCTTCGAACAGACTCTTGTTTCCAATGTCGTCGAAGCAATGGTGAAGGCAATCGAACAGTCCATCTTCACAGGATCCGGCTCCGGACAGCCGAAGGGTTTCCTGACAGAAACCGTCGTGACCGGCCAGAACATCGATATCGCGGCAACTGGAACTCCGGCGCTTGCGAATCTGGAAAAAGCACTGGCTGCGCTTCCGCAGGCATATGAATCCGGCGTTAAATTCTACATGACAAAGAAGACCTTCTTCGAATATGCGTCTCTGAAAGACACGACCGGACAGCCGATCGGGCGCGTCAACTACGGGATCGGCGGAGCGACTGAACGCATCCTGCTTGGTGTACCGGTCGTCTGCAACGACTATATGTCCAGCTACGCGGCAACCGTAACCTCGAACACTATCGTTGCGGCACTGTTTAACCCGAAAGATTATATCCTCAACACGAATCTTGAAATGCGAATGAAGAAATACGAAGACGACGACACCGACGACATGATCACGAAGGCAATCATGCTGGTTGACGGCAAGGCCGTCGATGTTCGTTCGCTCGTGACCATCACGAAGAAATCTGCCTAATGGAAACCTTAGACTTCGTAAAAACATCGCTCCGGCTATCCGGGCCGTACTTTGACGCACAACTTAACAACCTGATCGACGCAGCCATGCTCGATCTGGATCAGTCCGGCGTTGCCGTCTCAGGGACGCCGGATCAGGTGATTCAGTCGGCGATAAGCGTCTACTGTCGGATCCATTTCGGAAACGACGATCCGGTCGTGATAGAAGGCTATATGAGGGCATATGACAGCATGAAGACAAAGCTCGCATGCTGCAGCGAATACAAGGTGGTTTAATCATGTGGGCAGACGTTTGTAAGTTCGGCACGCTCAAAACCGTGCGTTTGCCGAGCGGAAACACCCGGAGGGCCATAACGTTCGATGACGGCTACACATATTGCAAAGTTACCGGAGTGACACGTGACGAGTTTTACAAAGCGGCGGCAACTGTATTCAATCCGACGGCGGTCATCGTCGTTCGGGCGGTAGAGTACCAGAACCAGAAGTATGTTCAGTTGAACGGCCAGACATACACGGTCATTCGCAGCTATTTCTCCGAAAAAGCGCGCGACAATATTGAGCTGACACTGCAGAGAGGATCTGAAGTATGAACAGCCCTCCATCGGCGGTCAAGATCCGCACAAAAAAAGGCAAGTGCGTCGTTGAATATACGAACAACGTGGAGCGCGCAAAGTACAGCCTGCAGGGGCTGACTTATACGGCTCTGCGAGACGTCGGGAAGTTCGTCGCAAAGACGTTCCGGTCGAGCTATTACCAGAATTTCAAACGGCGCACAGGACGCGTCGGACGCTACGCCGGATACTGGGCAAGGAAGCAGCAGCTCGACCTACAGGTCGGGATTAAGAAAAACGCCTTTTACGGCGGATTTCAGGAAACTGGCACAAGCAAAACGCCGCAGCTGGGCCTGCTCGAATCTGCGGTAAAAGACAACATCGCGGAGATCGTCAAGATCGAATCACAGTACCTTTCAGGCCTTGAGGACGAAGCGAAGGCACTTGCTATGATCGAGTCGTCCGACGAGGTGGAAGGGACGGCAGAAGATGAGTAAGACGACAGAAACGATGCGGCTGATCCGCACGCTTGTGACGCCTGTCTGCGAGTGCGGCCGAGACCAGAGGAGCGCGAACAGTTATCCGTTCGCGTCGCTGACGCTTCGGGATATCGGGCCGTACCGGATGGAGCTCACGGTCAATCTGTGGGATAACGCAACAAAAAATAATAACTACAACGAGGATACAACAGATGAAACGCTCGATGCCATCGAGTCTGCGCTGCACAGGCAGACCTGTGTAGGATGTGATCATCTCTATCTGGCTGTTTTTTCTAATCAGGATCGAATCGAGATTCCTGACGAAGATCCGGACGTCCGCCATTTGCGGGCGTCTTTTTATTTAATTAGATACACGAAAGAGGAAGTATGAGCAAACTTTTTACAGGTTATAACGCCGATACGAACAAGCACTTCCTGCTCGACGCAGGGGCGGTTTTCAAAAACTATACAGTCGGCACGGACACATACGCGTCCGCACGAACGGCGAATAAGCTGATCGGTGCGACGCAAGGGGGGTCTGAATTCACGGTCAAGCCGGATATCAGAACCATCGACATTGACGGGATCAAGGGAAAGGTCAAGGGCGGAGAGATCCTTAACTCTGTCGAAGTCTCTCTCGTGACCAATCTACTCGAAGTAACCGCCGACACGGTCGCGCTGGCACTCGGATCGACCACAAAGAATCCGACAACGGGATCCGGCTCGAGCGTCACGCAACTCAATGCGGACACAACCAACTACGACATGGTAGTCGGAAACACAGACTTCGCGCTGACCGACTACATTGAAAACATCACGTTTGTAGGGACGATCTCCGGCTCCGACCAGCCGATCATCATCCAGGTATTCAACGCGCTGAACACAGAAGGACTGTCTCTGAAGATGGAAGACCAGAAAGAAGCGGTTATTCCCTGCACGTTCTACGGGCATATCGATCTGAATGACGACGGCACCATCGATTCGCTTCCTTACGCGATCTACCTGCCGAAGATTGCGACAACCTAAACAGGTGAATAAATGATAAAGCTTGAACCGCGTCCGCTTACTCTGCCGGACGCTTTTTCTTTTATCCGGTTCGTTAAGGAGACAGGGCTCCGTCAGAAAATCGCAGACGTTCAGGGATCCGGCGAAATGACGCAGGTCATCCGCTCCGCAACCGATGCGGACGGGAACGTGAACGAAACGAGCGTCGGATTTGGCATGTTTATGCTTTTTGGCGAAGAACTCGCAGACGCAAAGGTAGAATCCGGATTCTATCGGTTTCTCGCCCCGATCCTCGGAGCGACAGAAGAAGACATCAAGGCGTGCGAACTCGTCGACGTCATCGAAGCGATCTTTGAAGCCGCCACAATCGAGCGGTGGAAAAGTTTTTTTACATCAGCCAGCGCTATGCTTGCGCTTCCGTCCTTGACCTGATTCTGAAGAGATATTCAAATATCGAATTTATTAACGCGCTTCCAATCGAGGAAGCGGTTGAACTCATCGACCTCGCAAACGAAGCGGAGGGAGACGAGCTGCTTTACAGGCAGTGGCTTGCACAGATCCCGGGAATGATGATCTCCGGCGACGAGACCTACGCGAAGTTTTCGGACTTCCGGACGGCAATTAAATCCGGAGCGGTCGCGAAGCAAATGAAAAAGGTCACGGCAGACGAAGCACTCGAAACGGCAGAACGGATCCTAAACGAATGGGGAGGGCCGGATGGCATTTGAATTATTTAAATTATACGGCTCAATCTTCGTAGACAACGCCGCAGCTAATTCAGCGATGGACGAGACTGCGACGAAGTCGGAGACGCTGCAAAGGTCGTTCGGCGATGTCGCGACGAAGGCCGGAAACGTCTCGAAAGCGACCGGAACCCTCGGATCGGGTCTGACAAAATATGTCACGGCACCGCTCGCGGCGGTCGGGACAGCAGCAGTCGCAGCGTTTAACCGGGTGGATGACGGAATGGACGTCGTCATTTCTAAAACGGGAGCGACGGGAGAGACTGCACAGCAGCTCGAAGAAGTGTATCGGAGTGTCGGGAAAACCGTTCCGGCGTCGTTTGACGATATCGGAGCAGCGGTCGGAGAAGTTAACACACGCTTCGGATTCACGGGCGACCAGCTCGAGACAGCCTCTACAAAGTTTCTGGAATTTAGTAAAATCACAGGCGTCGATACGACAGAAGGCGTCCGGCTCGTAAGCCGGGCCATGAGCGACGCCGGGATCGACACAAGCGAATATACAACCGTGCTTGACCAGCTCTCGAAGGCTTCTCAAGCTTCCGGCATCGAAGTCAGCACGCTGACAGAAAACCTCGCGAAGTACGGGGCGCCTATGCGCGCGCTCGGCTTCGACACACAGGAAAGTATCTCGATTTTCTCCGGCTGGGAAAAAGCCGGGGTTAACACAGAGATCGCGTTTTCCGGAATGAAAAAGGCAATTTCGAACTGGTCGGCCGAAGGCAAGGACGCGAAGGTCGAATTCGGAAATACACTGAAGGAGATCCAGAGCGCGCCTGATATCGCCAGCGCGACAAGCCTTGCAATCGAAGCGTTCGGGCAGAAAGCAGGGCCAGACCTCGCGGACGCGATCCAGAACGGACGGTTTAGCTATGAAGAATTTATGGAGATCATCCAGAACTCAGAAGGCACGCTCGATTCGACCTACAACGAGATGCTGGACGGCGGCGACCGGATCAAGACAGCCTGGAACAATATCAAGATCGCAGGCGCTGACCTCGGCGAATCGGTATTAAATGTAGTCGCGCCCGCCTTCGAATCGCTGGCATCGACGATCTCAAAAGTCGGTGACTGGTTCAGCGCGCTGTCTCCTGGCATGCAGGATTTTATCGTAAAGATTGGCGCGGTAACAGCGGCAATCGGGCCGGCGCTGCTGGCCGTAAGTAAGATCTCCGGCAAGATCGGAGAGTTTTCGGAGTGGATGTCGAAAGCCGGAGAAATGCAGGGGTTTGTATCTAAGCTTGTAACCGTAAAGGGCGGATTCATAGCGCTCACCGGCCCTGTGCTTGCTGTGATAGCGGCAATCGCGGCGTTCACGGCGATCCTTGTCGGTGCCTGGCAGAATTCTGAGCAATTCAGAGATTCTGTCACCGGCGCATGGACGCGTATCCAACAGGGCGCACAGCAGTGCTTCAGTAAGATCCAGACGGCGCTCGCTCCGGTTATTCAGACGTTCCAGGAACTCTGGGCGCAGGTACAGCCTGTACTGCAGCAGATCGGAGACATGCTGGCGACTTACGTCGTACCGATCATTGAGTCGGTCGTGGCGTTTGTCTTAACGAGCATCACGAATATCATCACCGGCATCGCGCCATTACTGAGCGCGGTCGGAAATATTCTGTCTGTTATCGTCAATGTTGTAGGCATGGTGGTCGCGCTTATCAACGGGGACTGGAACGGGGCTATGGAGTTCGGCAAGCAGGCTCTGCAGTCTCTCTGGGACGCGGTCGTAAACATCTGGAATGGCATCTGGGGGACGATATCGGCACTACTGTCGATCATCTGTAACGGCATCAAGACTGCTTGGGACAACATCCTGTCTACTGCTACGACGCTCATGTCGAATCTCTGGAACGCATTCAGTACAGGGTTCACAAATCTCTGGACGAGCGTAGTAGGATGGGCGACAACTGTTGTCACAAATATATGGAACGCATTAAAGAATTTGCTTCAAACAGGGGCGGACGCTTTAAGCAACCTGTCTTCCGGAATATCGTCAGGCTTTTCAACACTGTGGGGCTCTGTTTCCGGATGGGCCGGGCAAGTCGTTACGAACATCAGCTCAGCGCTTTCAGGACTCTGGCAGTTAGGCTCGGACGTCATGGCGGATTTCAGCGACGGCATCAAATCCGGTTTCGAATCATTGTGGACAAATATCACGAGCTGGTGCGGCACCGTGGTCGACAAATTCAAGGAAGCGCTCGGTATCGCGTCTCCATCCAAAGTCATGACAGAGCTCGGTGGATTCGTCACTGAAGGGTTCTTCAACGGACTCTCTGCGGCGGACTGGGGCAGTTTCGCGACCGGAATCATGGATCAGGTTGTCGAAGCGTTTAAGAATGGCGGCGCTACGCTGTCGGCCCTCGTTTCGAAGCTCGGCTCCGGTATCACTTCGATCCTGTCAAGCATGGGCGTCGACTTATCCGGCCTGTTCGGTGGATCTGGAAGCGGAAACGTTCAGTCGCTCGGCGGACTGCTCTGGCCGACAACATCATCCTCGATCACATCGTGGTTTGGCTACCGAGACGATACCGGCGGAGTCGGATCGACGTATCATCAGGGCCTCGACATTGGCGCCGGATACGGTGAGCCGATCTACGCAGCTGCCGACGGGCAAGTCGAGATCGCCGGCGGATACGGCGGATACGGCAACGCGGTCAAGCTCGCAAACGGCGACGGCATCGAAACCCTGTACGGACACATGAGTGCTATCGCTGTCGGAGCAGGAGATATAGTCAGTAAAGGCCAAGTGATTGGTTATGTCGGAAGCACGGGCAACTCGACGGGTCCTCACCTGCATTTCAGCGTTTTAGTCAACGGCGAACAAGTCGATCCGGCGCAGTTTTTCGGGCTGGCCAAAGGCGGGATCGTAAAGAAACCGATCTGGACAAAGCTCGGTGAAGCCGGGGAATCTGAAGCGGTCGTTCCGCTGTCGAAAGCCAGCTCGATGGGATTCGGAGGAATCACGAAAGCAGACCTCAACGAGTTTTTGGAAAAGATAACGGATAAAGTGAAGCCCGTCGAAATAAACGAGTATTTTTACAACCGCAAAGCCACTCCTGCGGAAGTCCAGAGGGCGAATGAAAAAGCGTTAAGAAAGGCAGGATTGGCGAGTGCATAGCATAAGATACAGCTACGGAGAATACGGAATTGATACGGCCGCTGATACTCGGCTGATCCTGCAGTCCCTCACAGGACTCGAAAGCGTGGACGTCACGGACGAAACCGCGCAGAGCCCGCGGCAAGACGGAAAAACGCTGCGGTACAGTAGTTATGAACCGCGGCCGTTTGTGATAAAAATATTCGTAAACACGGAAGACTACTACGAATGGCTCGGATATCGAGACACACTTGCCAGAGTGTTTGATCCGGCAAAAACAGGAGTTTTAACCTACACGGACGGCGATGTGATACGAGAGATCGTGTGTAAGCCGGAAGGTGGATTCAGCTTCCCGAAAAACGGATTTGGCCAGAGGGATTCTATAGAGATCGACATGATCGCGTATGATCCGCTTTTATACGATCCGCGCGTGAACGACCTCGATCTTACATTCTGGACAGGCGGACTTGTTTTTCCGCTTATCTTCCCGATCGCATTTCGAACAAAGGGCGAGACGAAACTGGATGTTTTTGTCGAAGGGCAAAAGCCTGCCCCACTATCAATAGCGTTTAAGGGGCCTGCAGTTACGCCGAAAGTGCTTAATAACCGGACTGGTGAATTTATCGAAGTCAATGCGACACTCACATCTGACCAGACGCTTCACATCACAACGGGGTTCAAACAAGAATCTGTTAAGATTGAAGAAAATGGAATATACACGGACGCGTACGCGAAGATCAACATCGAGTCTGACTTTTTTCTTCTTCAGCCCGGGCACAACCTATTAGAGTATACGTCCGGAGAAGACAGTCCGAACGACGTATCGATTTCGTACATGAACCGATATGTAGGGATATAGGAGTTTTTTTATGGCAATAACAGGAGGATTTAAAGACGGCACGACCGGTTACTCAGCCGCACAGTTTGCATCGTTTTACGATCTTTTATTCGAGTCAGGAATCGCTTATGACTCTTCCGGAACGCTCGGATTCAAAGTTACAAATTCAGGCACGACACTTTCGGTAGCAGCTGGACTTGCGCTGGGGAGAGGATACTGGCTAAAGTCAGACAGCGCGGTTTCCCTCACGATCACGGCACCGAGCTCAGGAAGCCGTATCGACAGGGTTGTTGTAAAGTGCGACTTAACCGTTTCCGGCACGGCGTTTTCGGTTTATCTGAAAGCTGGTACATCCGGATCGAGTCCGGCAGCTCCTGATCTTACAAGGTCCTCGAGTTACTACGAGCTGTCAGTTGCTCAAGTTAAGATTACGAGCGCCGGCGAAGTTACTTTAACAGACGAACGTGCGAATGAAAGCGTCTGTGGCGTGATACGTCCAAAGAACGATACAGGAATCGATGAGCTTTTATCGAGTATGGAGACGCAGTTTGAAACGCTCTATAACAGTCTCTCATCTCAGACAGGAGTTCGGTCGATTTACATACAGAGCACGGAGCCTACAAGCGCAGCGACTGGATCGATATGGATCTGAACAAGTC